GTTTAATCTTTGATGGGACGAATGAGTTAACAGCTACAACCGCATTATAAGACACTACATTTGCACTCGGTAGAATCTCAAGTTTTAAAGTCGTAAGGTCAACTTGTGGATTTACTTGAACGTTTGTACCTCCACCCGGTGCGCCTCCACTTTGCCACCTTTTAACACCAGGATTAAATATAAAAAGACCTACTTCAATTTCTATTGTGTCAGTAGGTGATAAGTTTTGAGTAGTAGGAATATTCACCACTTGCGAAACAGTACCTAACGTAGTGACTCCATTCGCTAAAGACGCTGCTGTATAATCTACTCCTTGAATATATACGTATTGTCCTATTTGTGTAGTTCCGTTTTTTATTAGCCTAAATACTAACTTGTAATTTTGTTCCGCTAAACTCCACGTTTGATTCGGCTCTAAGTTCAAATAATATGCAGTTGCACCGCTTGTGTTATCTAAGTTGATGTCAGCAGTATATTCTATTTTGAAATTATAGTAAGTGTTTTGTGTAGTGTCGGTATAAAATGGAGCGGAATATTCGCCCGTAATAGGGTCAAATAAATTTTGCCCGTCTAAGGTTTCCGTCCAAGAATCTACTATTTCGTAAAATGTTTCATTCTCGCCAATAGATTGAACATACGAAGTAGTCCACGTGTTATTAGCTTGTACTTTGTAAGGGTCTACATTCGTGTTTTCTACGTCCCCATTATAAGGAATTAATAGCTTGTCAAACTTAGCGTCTTGTAGTCCACTCCACGTATAAGAGAAACCAGCATTTGAGAATATCCTATCGAAATATGTCTTAGCGTAAATAGCCGGTTTAAATTCGTTTAGCCTATATGTGCTGTCATCTGAATAAGGTAAGATGTATTTATAGCCGTCAGCTACCGAATTACTAAAAGAACTAACTACAAACGAACTATCTAACGTATGGTTTAAATCTGAGAAGTCTAAGTCGGTTAATTCATTGTTAGCTATCTGAGTGAAGAACTCTACCTTAGAATCTTTTATTAACAATTCGTAGTTAACTTCGTCTTCATAAGCATTCGTGTTTTGCTTCTTTAGTACACCCGTTAATTGTATCAACGCATCTTCTAATACAGGAACTCCATTTTGAATGACTTGACACTTAGTAATAGTGTTTATGTTAAATGTCCCCGACTGAATATTTACATCGTAGTAATGTCCTAATAACTCGTGATTGTTCTTAGTACCGGGAGCAATAATAGTCTTTGAGAATGTTCCCGTTCTTTTGGATATGTCGCGAATATCTCCTATGCTAAAATTCAAAGGGAACTTAACATCTTCTCTAATGTCAAGCGTTCCGTTTTCTAATACGATTTTAACCATTGATTATGTCGTTATTTGATAACCTTACTGAAATGCTTTGTTTAATTAAGTTCTTATTTCGTTGCTTAAATACTTCGAAGTTGTTTGTTAACACGTTGCAACTTAAATACTCGGTAGATTCAGGTATACGTATAATACAACCAGTTTCGTCGTATCTATTTAGTAAGTCTTCCGTGATTCGGTAAGTTACGTTCTTAACCCACGTTTGAGGTGATGTTAGTAACTCTTGAAAGTAAATACCTTCGTTCTCGGTCATCCAATTTGTATTCAAGTCGTAGTCCTTAGTGACTTGCGTGTTGTAGTTAACAAAGCCTTGTTCATAAGTTTTATAAGACCATTCACCACCGCTTACAAATCCTGTTACATCCTTGTTATAAGTTTCGCGTGTGATGTTTCCGCGTTCATAGTTTTTAAGTTGAAAGGCAAAGCTACTAAGGCTACCCATTCTATCCAAAAATAAAATATGCGTTTCAGATATTAAGATTCGTCTATCGATATAAATTCTATACTTCGCGCTACGTTGCGTTATAACTAATGAATCCGCGTAGTAAACGTCGTAATATTCAGTATCACCTTTTATTAGTCCCGCAGTTCCTGAAACCAAAGTCAACGTTCCGAAGTTGTTACAACCTACTGCTACTCCTTTGATGTATTCGCTTCCGCTTATAGACTTGTAGAAAACATCTCCGTTGCTATTCTCGAAATATACCCTTTCGTTTACTTTTACTCCATTATCTCTTAGGTTTAACCAAAGGTCTTGACCTAATGTACAATGAAAACTTAAAGGTTGGTTTGTCAGGAATAAAGAGTTTACGTTATCGAGAATATAATCCGTGTTATCGTAAAAAGGAAAGTCTACCCATTTAACCGCCCCATTGAAAACATATTTATCTATAGTCGTAGTTATGTCCCTTGTAATAGTCTTTCGATTATCCGCATACAAAACGTCTCCGTTTATAGTTGCGTCAGTTACATCTGACCAAAGCGCGTCAACTACTAAATATCCTACACCTTGACCGATAACAGTATGCAAACCTTCTAAGGTTGGATTAGCTACTCCTCCGTCAGTTTGATAGATAACAACTTGGTCACCTACTACAAAAGTGTTCGATACGTTTATTCTTACGTTTCCTGAACTATTCGTTAAAGAAGACGTGTAAGAAGTTTTTGTTAAATACTCTTCACCAAACTTAACGTCGTATTTGTAGTAGCAGTTATCCGCGTCGTAGAACGTAGTAATAGACGGATTAAAGTTATAGGTAACTTGACTGCTTAAAAGTTTCGATAGGTCTTGTTCTCCGTATCCGCTCGTGTCGGGAAGGATTCTATACTCAGCTATTTTGTTAGCCGTTCCGCTTTCGTATATGTCGAAGATATACCTGAATCCTTGATTGTTTACGTTAGTACTATCTATTATGAATTTACACTCGTTATAAGCTGGAGTGAAGTCTTGAGGTTCTGCTATTATTGTTATTGCCATAACTATATTAAAAGCGTTTTTATTCGTGTTTTTAGAAGGCTATGTAGCTATCGTCCGTGTAGTAGTTTTCTTTTATGTACGTAGTCGCATAACGTACCGCGTCCATAGCATCGTCGTATAACTTGATTGGTTCGTCGGTTATGTTATCGCCTATCTTTTTCCACTTGTAATTCTCGTACTCTTTTTTTATGCGTTGGTCTTCTTCACAAAATACACCGAAAGACTTGACGTTATCAATACCTTTCTTTACGACTTTGTTAGCGTTTAATACGTTGAATCCTGAGTTGTTCATTTCTTGTATTATTTCGGGTCTTGAGTAGTCGGCTAATATCTCAACGTTTTCTTCTACGTTTAGAATCTTCATTTTCTCGATTAGGTTCGAAGTTGTTAGATAAGACTCGTAAATAACCGGTTCAATAAAGATGTCGTTATCTCTCCAATAGACACGCATTAACGCGGTAGGGTGATTATATCCAAAGTCTAAGCCATAGACATAAGAAGTAAATTTCGCGGGTCTATGTTTAATGAAAGTCCAATTAGAATAGATGTTAGATTTAGAGATGGCTTTTTCTCCTAAAGCGTAAATTTGATATAACGCTTCGTCAGTACGTTTTAAGTCTTCTATTTGACGTTTGATAGTTTCAGGTAAAAAAGGGTTATCCTTGTAAGTAGATTTGATTAGGATTGATTCGTCTTTTGGTAACTCATATAACCAGCTCGAACTATCCGAAGGGTTATAGTCGAAGATTAGCTTAGTCTCGGTTCTCATATTTAACTGAGTGAAGTCGTCGTAGAATAGTTCGTTAGCTTCGTTACACCACGCTATATCTCTTTTACGTCCTCTAATCTTTTGTTCGTCGTCTACGGAGAAGAACTCTACAATACTTCCGTTAGGAAACCTATAGATGTTTTCAGACATATTATGATTCGTCTTTTCGTAGATGTCTAAGTCTTTTAATATTTCTAAGAAGTCACGCATAACAGTTGCACGTAATGCCGGGAACGTCTTACGAATGATACTTACTACCTTGTTAGGATTTTGTAAGCAGTAGACGATAACCATTTGACAAAGTGAATACGTTTTACTTGAACGCGAACCACCTTCATTAATAACGAAGCGCACCCCTTTTTCTTGTAGTGCGCTCCAGTTCTTTTTAAATATGATTGTACTATTAATTTCCATTTGCTACGTTAAAAGCGTGTATAAGCATTTGTAATTGTCTTACGTCCATAATTACGCGTGTTCGGTTTATAGTGACGCGCTCACCTTTCTTCTTTAGAATGAACGCTTCTACTACTTGACACATTTGGTCAACTTCCTTTATTGTCATTTGTGATTATGTTTATCTTAATCTCGCTTATGTCTTTGCCGTTTGTCGTTACGTCTGAATTTTCTTTTAGTCCGTTTAATCGTGCGACTATGTTATTGTTATACTGCCCTACTATCGCTCCTTCGATTTGGTCGTTTCGTATTTCCTCCTTAATGCGCGTAACGATGGTTACATACTCAGAAAACGCATTCTCTAAATTATACCAATATCGGTTTATATCTTGTTTGTTTTTATTGCAGTAGGTTTTAAAGCCGTCTATTGTAAGGGGTGGTATGTGGTCTTCGTATACTACTCCTTTTACTGTTGCTTTTGGTATTCGTCTTATTCTACTTTTGCAGTCTTTAGAATACTCTTCAAATAGGTTATATAGTTCTTCGGGACTATTTATGTTTCTGGGTTTTCCTACTTTAGCCATTTTTTACGTGTTTAAAGAATTCGTCTTCGTTTATTTCTTCTATGCAGAAGAGGTTAGGTTGGTCACTTAGATATAATAGGTAGTGGTGTCCGTCTTTTTGTAGCTTGTCGCATACATATTGACAATAGTTCTGAACGTCTACTCCGGTGTCTATAATAAAGAACCTTAAATCTTCGTTTCTCATCCTTGACCTCTATTTAGTTTTATGTATCTTTTGCTTGTTTTTAACTTTGAACTTTTAGAGTGTTGCTTAGGTCTTTTCTTTCGTGTTTTCCTAAGGTGTGCCGTTACGTTAGTCTGCTTTTTCATTGTCTTCTTTTTTAGCATCTAAGAACTTACTCATTGATGTCATTCTATCGGTAGTCCAAACGGAATTACATACGGCGTATCGTTGACTTGCATCCGGAAAGACATTTACCGACTCAGGGTCAGCCATACATCTTTCCATAAACTCTTTACGTGATTCGTCACTTTTGGGTCTTGGCATTTCTTTTTCGTCTTTTTATAGGTTTAACTTCTTCTGCTGGTTCTTCTATAACCTCTTGTTCTACGCCAACATATTTTATCGTAGCATCTTCGAAAAGATAACCAAGTCCAATAGAAACGTAATAAGAATATTTCTTAGGGTCAATAGTAGCTACTATTATTTTGCGGTTTCCTAAGATTCCGTCTTTTTGTACGATAGTTTTGTCGATGTACTCTAATTTAATCCTCTTCATATTTCTCTAATTCTAATGCTAATTTAAACAAACACCACAACACTATAAATAATCCTCCAAAAACACGGAATAACTCCAAATAATTAAGCATTAAAGCAAATCCTCCAAATACAGCAGTAAAAAAAGAAAGTGTTGCAAGTAAATTAGCGTGTGTCATAACTATATTGAATTTGTTTTATGCCTTGTTTTATATCTTTGATTAAAAAATGCGCTGCGGTCATTGATATATTGAAGTATTGACTTAGTTCCTTCTGAGTAGTTAAGCCTTTGTCGTAATATGCTTCGAAGATAATTTGTTTAATTCTATCGTTAATTCCGTTCCTATACATTTCTATGATAGACTTTTTACGGATATACTGCTCTTCTAATTGAATTTTCCATTCTAAATCCGTGTTTTCGCAGTCTTGTTGTTTACCTTCTTCGATTGCCGTTACCCTATCGTCGTTATTACTTTGACTTGTAGACCATAAAACCTGACATTTAATAGTATTTAGAAGATATGATTTAACCTTTTCCTCACAAGTTGTATCGTCGTTTATGCTTATAACGTGTAAATAAGAATTGTTTATAACAGTATCTGCGTCTATTCGACTATTCATTCTTACAAGGAAATAGTTTGTGTACCTTCTTACCTCGTCGTAATTACTTTGTATATACTTGTCAAGAACGGCTTTCATACCAAGTTCTGAAATCGGTATACCATACTCTACGTCTTACCGATTGACAAAAACACTCCTTGTCTTTTATTCCGGTTATTCTTTCTTTAAGGTTACGTAGTTTAATAAGATTCGTCTTTGCGTATCTTTTTGACTCATCGAGTGCGTGAATCTCGTTTATTAATGCCGTGTCAGCGTTTGTAAACATTCCGATATGATATAAGCTGTTAATGATACGATACAAGCGTAGAATAGATTTTGTGTAGCTATTAGCGTAGTCCAAAACGATACACATTTCCAACATCCAAATGCACTATGCAAATACATCGTTAAAGGTGTAATGGGTAAACGCTCAAAAGACTTGTCAATAAGAACTTGAATAGGCTCAAATGCCGTAAACCACCAACTTAATGCTAATAAACTAATCAATTCCACGACGTAAATATAATCATATTTTTTAAATACAAAAAAAACCCACTATAAAAGTGGGCTTCGTCCTTCTTGGTAATATTGCCGACATACATACTTGTCTATCTTTTGTAAGGTGGATAAACTTACGTCTTTTCCTTCTAAGAATTTGTCTAAGTTGTACTGGTGGAACTTTTCACCTTTTAACTTTATTTCTTGTACTATTTGGTTTCGTGTTTTTCTACGCAGTAACTCCTGAAGTAACCTCCGTAGAGTGTAATCATCGATGTACATAACTAAAAGGGTAAATCATTCTTAGGTGTTACTTGTTCGGGTTTAATCCATTTACCTTGTGGTTGTTCTTCCGTCTTTTTATAAGGCTCTGAAATCTTTACCGAAAAGTAAGTAGTTCCTTTTGCGCTTTGCTTAACCCATAACGCTATCTCTTTGTCTTGACCATCTACGTTAATAGTACCTTTGTAGTCAGGGTGCGTGTCCGCTTTTTTCTCATTTTTGAAGATTGCTCCTCCGTTTACTTTTGTTTCCATTTTTTATTTATTTATTTGTTTTACTTTTTCAATATACAAAACCGCATCCATAAGTTCTTCCTGTAGGTGTTTAAGCCATTCTAATGGACTTAATTCGTTTTCTTGTAGCGTAGTTCCATATTTCTCTATTCCGCGCTCTGAACGCGCTCTAAATTCGTTTATTACTTTTTCTACTATTTCGTCTTTTTCCATCTTATTCTGATTTAAAGGTTAATAAAAAAAATAGTCAGGACAGGATTCGAACCTGTATGCGCCCTCGTATCGGAACCTTTTAATTGTTTTTTGAGTGCGCTATCCGCAATCGAAATGTTTACGCCCTTACGGGTCTACTCATTCCTACTCAGCGTCTACCATTCCGCCACCTGACTATTTCATCTTATTCTGATTTAAAGGTTTCGTTAAATTCTTTGATTGACTTACCTATTCTGCCAATACGATATGCTTCTGTAACTCTTTCATTCTCCATTTCTTTGGCTTGTTTAAACCATTCTTGTATTTTATCATAACTACATAAGTCAGGATAATTTAACCAAGTATCTTGCAACCATTCTACTGCTGTCTGTTTCATATCGTATTAAATAAGTTGTTATAATACTCACGCGCTAACTCTATCTTTTCTTGGATTTGCCATATTACTGTTTCGTCACGTTCTACCTTGAATACTTTGATTCGTCTTTCGTTAGGAATGTTATCGAAGTTATGCTTCTTTTGTACGAAATCACGGATGTCTAAGTCTTCGTCTATCTTGTGTTGTTTCCAGTGTTCACGTCTTACTTCGTCTTCTACGATGTCAAAAGGTGTATTCATTAAGCAGTAACACAATAACGATTCAGTCTTTCCCGTTAACCACATATAACCTTGTAATTGATAATAGTAGTCTTTGTTAGGTATTTCAGTTTCTAAGAATGGGAACGTTGTAGCATCCCAAGAAGATTTTACGTCTAAAAGTATTTCGTTCGTGTTTACGTCAGGCACACCGCTTATAAAGTCATTCTCGAAGCGTTCTTCATTCTTGTAAATGAATCCTAAGTTTAAGACATCGTTGACAAAACTAATAGCTTCGTCTTCTACTTGGTTGCCTTTGTCGGTATAACGTGACCAAAACTCTTTTTTAATTCCGTACTTATGTTCTAATACTAATTCTTGAATATAAGTCTTAGCTGTTTGCGATAGGCTATCCCCTTTGGTTCGGGGGGTAGCCATTAACTTACCTATTTGTGAACAACGTATTTTCATAACTCAGTGATTTGTTTAAGTTGTGACGCATCTAAATCAAACTTCTCTATCAACTGCTCTATTTGATATTCTCCGTTCTTAATTGCTTCGATAGCTTTGTTAAAACGAGTTGAATCAATCTTTGATTTCTTTTGTTTAGGTTGTTCGTCTTTTACTTGTTCGCCACTTGCATCCGTGTCTTTGTCGGTCACTAAACATAACATACTGCTGATGGCATAACGACGAAAATAAGTACAACCCGAACCGAAAGACTGATAGTCATTCATTCCTTTTAACGCTACTTGTGGTATTTCTACCATTGAATCAATACATTCACCGCTTTCTGCGTGGAATACTGTTGTGCATAGGTAAGTAGTACCTTCTTTAGTGTTTAAGGTTTGTGTGAATCCTAATCCGTGTTTTTGTAGTAATGGATTAATCACTTCAAAGATTTTAGGCAAGTCAGCGTAAGAATAGCCGTAGCCTTGTGTCGCCTTGTGAATTACAGGCACTTCTTGTTGGAACAAAGCCAACGATTTAAATAAATTTTTCATAGGTGTTAAATTAAAATTATAAGCAAATATAAGTATTATTTTTATATCGCAATCTATTTTTAGAAAAAATCATTCAATGGAAATAAAATTCCTTTACTTGTGTTTGCGTCACCGCCATATACATCACGAGTAGATTTAAGATATTTACGGCAAAGCCTTCTTAATTCGTCTTTTTCTACCATTACAAAGTGCTTTTCACTTAACCAATAGCAATAGTAGTCTGCTTCGCTTGTAGCTATTCCTGAAGGCTTATTTCGGCTTTCGTATTCTACGAATATGTTACCACTTTCTAAACACTTGAAGTCGCGTTTTACTTCAATCTTTTTACCAAGTAATTCATATAATGCAGTTTCGTAGGATAACCCTATTTCTAAATCGTATTTAAAGTCGCTATTGTGTTTCATATTCTTTTATCTTTTTTTTGTATGTTTCTATTATTTCTTTTAGTTCTTCTTTTGTGAACTTTCGTGTTTTCTTAGCTTCAGCTTCTAATAACTGAAATTCACCTTCGCCTATCTTTTTTAATAGGTTTTCACGATAATTAATTAAATTGCCCGAAAGGAACGTGTTACAATGTTCGCATTGAAGATGTACGTTGTTTTCGTCAAACCTTACGTTATAGTGATTGTTAGCGTTCCAAAAATGACCAGCATTTTCTTTCTTTGGCGTTTTTTGGCAGCTTATACATACGTTGCCTTTGTCCCTTAGTCTTATGTATTTATTAAAAGTTATTTGTGCTAATTTAATGTAGTCTTGTAGTGTCATTAAATCGGTTTTCATTTTAGCTTTCGTCTTTTTCCACGCTTTTGATTTAGCTTCTTCTACGAAAACACGAACGCACTCATCTTTAAAGCAGTACTTTTGTAAGAACTTTACTGGTTCAAAGGTTTCTTTGCAGTGCTTACACTTCATAACGTAACGTCTTTAAATTGTATTTCTTTTCTTAACATTTCTATTTCGTGTTTTAAGTCAAGGTTTATAAGTTCTAACCTAAATAAACTTTTGTTAGCTATTCGGTATTCGTTTTCTAATTGTAAAAAAACACGATGTATTTCTTTAACGTCTTTTAAACTTTGTGACATAGAATCTATTAAGTCAGTTCTATTAGGATGGTTTTGTTTTATTTCGTCTAATGATAGGCTAATCTTAGCGTGTAATGCTCCTATCTGAACGCTTGTTTTTAGTAGTATTAAATCTTCCATAGTTTAAAAAGGTGTATCTTCTGCTAATCTACGTAACTTTTCAGAAGTGGTTAATATTTCGTTTGTTTCTATTCGTGTTTGTGTAGGCTGTTTTTTAATTTGTGGTTCGTGTTTTTGCTCATTTGCAAATTGCTTTACAAAAGTATAACCTTCTTTTTCTTCTAAATAGTAGTTTAAGGTTTCTTTATCAAACTTTATAAGCATTTTACCTATCTCTCCATTCGAACGGGGTTTAATTTTGTTGAAATAAATTTGTGCTTCATTGTATTCGGGGTTTTCCCTGTGTACTGTTATCATACATTTGCCCGAGTTAAACCATTCAGAACCACCTTTTAAATCAAATGGAGTAGGTGGGTTTCTTTTGCCGTTTTCCTTCTCGGTTAATTTAGGGTGAATGATTGTGTGTAGATGCAAGTTGTTTTCTTCAGCTATAAAGTTGCGTAATGGTAAAACATATTCCAAATATTGAGCATATCCGCCATATTTTTCGTAGTCGTGGCTTAGGTCTTTCCAGCTATCTATTGAAGCAGTGTGTAATTCTTCGTCTTTTTTTAGCTTTATTGCCCATTCCCAAAATTCTTTAGGTGTTATTTTACCCTTTGTTTCTTTTCGAGTTATTATGTTGAAGTGACGTAAAACCCATTCCATAGCCATAGTTATTTCTAAATCAGTAATTACATTTCTTGCGTTAGGGTCAAAACTTTTACCCGTCTTTTTTTGTATTAAATCTGCAACTATTTCAGTTGTGTTACCTACGTCAGGAAAATAAACCAAGTGTTTCCATCCGTAAAATTTAGAAGTATTTACTAAACACTCCATTAAGAATTGAGTTTTACCACTTTGCGGGTAACCTGTCCAATCAGTACAATTACCCAAACTCATTGAATAGTATTTATGTAGTTCGTCAAAACCTAAATACTTTCCTTTTACGTGATAGTTGTCGCGATGTTTGTATAAGGTTTCTACTACGTCACCTTGTTCTGCTATTTTAAATCCTTGTATCATTGCCACGAAAATTTATTAGGTTGTTCACTAAAATCAGTAGGTTTAGGATTAAACTTGTCATCGTTTCGTTTCCATTGTGCTAATCTACGAGAATAACTCCAAGTTCTTTGTAATTCAAATTTAAGTTTAGGGTTTTTATCCAAAGTTGCTTCAGTCCAATACGAATAAAAATCGTTAAGCATTTCTTTATTATAAATATCCAAATAGTCTTTTAGAGAATCAGCAAATTTTAATTTGCGTTGTTCTATTGTTTCTTGTTTATTTGTTTCTTGTTTATTTATACTAACAGTGCTTTGACTGTGCTTTGTACTGTGCTTTTGCAGTGCTTTGTCTAGTGCTTTGGTAGATGCTTTGGTATTTTTTACAATAGCAATTATGTTAGAAGAGTATTGATTTTTACTAATTTCTACCATTTCTACGAATCCAAATTCTACTAATTCATTTAATCCTGCCGAGTAAGTTCTCCAATTTTTTACTCCTATTGCTTCCATAACCATTTGAGAAGGAAGTCCGAATTTATCTTTCCATCCTAAACGATTGCAGTGTTCAATAGCAAAAAAATAAATTGCATAATGAATAGGCTTTACTTTGTCAGGATTATCAAACGCCCAGTTGCAGAAATTTCTACTTAAATCATAACTATTCATTTGGCTCAAGATTATAATAAAACTTTAAAATAAAAGGAAGTAATTTTTCAATATCATTGTTTGAAATTGTAACCGCCGCTCTATTTTCTCCTTCTACACATTCAAAACATAAATACTCACCAATGCTTACAAACATAACATCATTTAAAACATTTGCACATTGAAACTCTAAATAATCTTTACGCATAACTTAATTTTTTAGTACATAAAAAAACCCCTTAAACTCCCGTGCATCCTACCTCACGTTCATTTAAAGGGTTAAATAATTCCTTTCGAGTTTATAATGTAGGATGAACTCGTCTGCAAATATAACGTTATTTACTTATATAAAGTTGCCTCCTCAAATAAATATTCTTCGTTTAACAATTTGCGTTTTATATCCTGTAGTTCAGTAGTGTTTTTACATTCTAAAATATCGGTCATTAACTGCGTACCGTTGTATTTCTTTCCGTCTTTTTCTATCAAATCAACGTGAATTTTCTTTGGTTCGTAGAATATTTCACGATAATCTTTTACGTTATGTTCATACATTTCGTCTTTGTATCTATTATAGTCGTAGTGTTTCTTTATTCCGTTGATTATAGTAGCGTGTGTCTTATCGAATAATTGTCCTATTTCTACTAATGACATTCCGTCTTTGTGTAGCATCGCATATAAATAGCTTCGCTTGTCTAAAAACCTTCTATAACGCGCCTTAGTTACTAACCCATCACGCTGTATTATTTCTTTTATTTTATCAATCCTGTCTTGCATACATTATAAGTATTATTATTTCAAAAATTAAGTTAAAAATTGTCTTCATTGTCCAACTTCTTTATTAGTTTCTTCATTGCTTCGTATTCCGTGTAGTGTAAACTGAAAATGGTTTTATCTGAAATAGATATATCCCAACCTTCGCCATTACTCCACTTGCATACTTCAATGTAATCTATCGATTCATTATGATAAATGTCATCTAACATAACCATCGCGCTTTTTCTTTTGTTAAATTGTGCTTTCATTGAATATTATATTATACTGTTGTGCTTAAATTATACGTTATTGCATATTATATTTCGCTAAATAAATTTTTACTTTCTTTTCCTATTTCTGTTTTTGCATATCCAAACTCTTGAATGTCTTTTTTGCGTTGAATTGTTTTATTTATCCATTCAGTTGCATTTTTATGAAAATCTTTTTTAATTTCAAATCCGTATGCTTTTCTATTTAATTCAATAGCCGCTACTAAAGTTGAACCACTACCTGCGCATGGGTCTATTACAATATCTCCTTCATCTGTAAAAATTTCAATTAGCTTTTTTATAAGTTTAACAGGCTTTTGTGTTGGGTGTAGCTTCTCTATGTTTTCGTCACGTTCCCAGTCAATACAGTTAAAAATCATTTTGCCGTTATTATTAAATTTTGGAAGTTTCTCACGATAAAACAAAAGTCCATATTCACAATTTCCGACTATTTTCATATTTGCTTTTAATACCTGCGCTGAAAAGTTTTTTCTAAATACAAGGTTGATATAGTTATTCAATCCATAACGCTTTGCAAGTTCAATTAAATACATTTGTTGGTCAAATGCACAAAATACAATCATTGCTGGCGCTTGTCCTCTTTCTTTTGGTTCTTTCTTTAATAATTTACTACAAAAATGCATAAATTCAGCAGGTCTGAAATTTTCATCGGTATCGAAAAAAGATTTACCTGCTAATTCGCTTTCTCCATTTGCGTTATCTCCGTCTTTATACCAAGCTGGATTACTTGCATAAGCATTGTTTCCTAAATTATAAGGAATATCCGCAATAATTAATTGTGCTTTCTGAATATTATATGTTTTAAAATTCTGAAAATGGTCATTAAATAAAATCATATTTCTTTTTTTTTATTAGTTATTATTAGTTGTTATTAGTTCTACTTTGTGAATAATCTTTTCCCAAACGTCAGCTTTTCGTTTAGCGTCTTCAGGTGAATTAGCTTGTATAATCTTATAGGATAGTTCCTTCTTACATCCGAAAGTAAACCATATCCAAACCTTATACTTATTCATAACCTTGTAATGGGACTTTTAAACCATAAGATAAGTCGAACCAACCCCACGCCTTTAATAGATGTGGTTTAGAGTATCGTAAGTGTTCTTTAGCTTCTTTTAACCACCACTCTTTAAACTCTACATACTTTTCGTAGGTTATTTCGTTAGTGTACCAATTTTCTTGTTTTTCGTACAAGTCTAAAGGTAGACCAGCAAGTTCTAACTGCTTTTTAATAGCAGCTAAAACAAACGCGTCATTTGTTGGATATTTTCTTTTTCTCATATCTAAAAATTTTTTCATTCGTGTTTATGTTAATCGTATATTCCTTAGCCTTACACACTGCTAAGTACAATTCAAAATTGAAGTTTCCGTTTCTTTTCCAGTATTCAATTTGTTTAAGTAGTGTCATCATAACTTTTCTATTTCGTGTTTTACTTTGTTCCAATAATTCCATTTTAATATCATTTCACTATCTAATTGGTCTTGTATACTTGTTAAATTTTCTTCAAAATCTTTATAAGTAATATAACCTGTAATTATATGCGAAACTTTTATTTTATTAAATTGTTTTAATATTTCTTCAACTGCAATTAATGCGAATTCTTTAGAATAGTCAAATTCTTGGTCGCCAACATTATAATATTTATCAACTAATTCTTTTGCTTTTTCTTGTGGTGTCATATCCAATAGTTTAAATAGTCGTTATCATAATCTTCTAAAAACACGGATGGATTCGTCTTTTGGTAATTAACCAACTCTTCTTCTAAATAGTCTAACATAGCTTCCGATAACACGAATTTAGTAATAGGTTCTACGTCACTCCAACACTCAGACTGAATAATACTACCTAATTCTATTTCGTTACTATACGCATCTAATCCGTAATTAGCTACTATGTAAAAAGTCAAACCTTCGTCTTCCCAATTAAAAGTAACTACTCTTTCTTGACTTACAAAGCTATGTTCTATATAAAAATTCTCTAAGTTCATTTTCTTATTTTTACTCCGTTAAACTTCTCATTATAATAATCTTCACCTGTATAAGTGTATTCGTAATTAGTTACGCCACTTGAATTTCGTTTCTTGTTTCCGTGCGCTTCAATTATTTGGTTCTTTTCCATTTCTTTAGCAATATCAAATAATTTGTAGTTCTCTCCTTTGATAGAAACTTCATTCTCTGTTATAAGTTGATGTATTAACCATTCTACTGCTGTTTTCATTTTCTTTGATTTAAGACGTTATTAATTAAGTAGGTATATGATTACGCCAAACACTACAATAAAAGCCGTTAAAGGGGTTAAAAAGTGGCTTAAAAACGATTTATGCTCACTTGTTCTCGGTAAAAAGTTTTCTAATCTCATTTCTTTACAAGTTTTAATAGTTGTTCAATAGACCAATCGAGTAACGCTTCAGGCTTTTCCATTGGTTGCAACGCTTGACCTACAGCAGTTTGTTGGTAGGCTAAGTCTTTTCTTCGTGTTTTCGTTGTTTTCATAATGTTTTTATCAATTAGTTATATGCAAATATAATACTTATTTACAAACTACAAACATTTTTAGTAAAATATTTTAAATTATTTTTTCTTAGACATAAAAAAAGGCGATATTTCTACCGCCTAATTCTAATTAACACATTATGAAAGTGTAAATCTACAAAGGAAATTTCATACTATCAATATTTCTTATAGCACTATAGGTATTTTCTCCTTTTAAACGTGCGTATTCAATGGTTAATATTCTACCGCCTACAGGTTTCATAGGTGCGCCACGTTCTACGTGCCATCCATACGCGCCGTTAGCGTACTCTTCTTTGTACGTTCCTGTAATCATTGAATGTATTTGTTTATGATTAAAGTAATAGCCTTTAGAAGGATGAAAGTTTATATTATCACGGACATCGTTACGCGCTGAATTTTCGTGTATATGCCCCATAGTAAACACATCGTAACCTTCGTAGGATTCCATAGCACGAGTTAAATTCAAAGCACCCTTTGTAACTAATCCACCGCCACCACTCCCGTGAAAATACTTTATTTTTGTAGCTGAGCTTGTGTTTGTACGAATTACTTGGTTTACTATAAACCAACCGCCATAACCACCTGTCATTACATTACTACCAGCTTTATAGTTTAACAAAGTAACAAACCTTTGTAATATATCCGTTTCGTGTCTTTTTATTATAGCTGTTTCGTGGTTGCCATAACCGATTACTGTCATTAAGTTAGCATACGGAAGGAAGAAGTCTACAGCAGTTTCTACTATACTATCAAAATACCTTGCGTTATTGTGTTCGGGTCTTATGTCGTTCTTTACTTTACGGAAGTCGTAAGCACCTTGCATTAAACAAAAAGTATCGCCGTTAAACATTATAGGAATTTCATTCTTTAAGCAATAGTCTAAATCGTGTTTTAGTAAGTTCCAATCGCATTTTGGGTTGTCCCAATGTATATCCGAAAACATACCCATACGAAAAGACGAACCATCTACACGTAACTCGTGTATGTTATTAGCGTGTTTTATTAAATTCATAGGTTTATTTTTTTGTCTACTCTTTGAAGTAAATAATACAACGCAAACCCTATAAAAATTCCTATAAATAGAAAGTTAAGATTTGGCCTTATGTTAGACTTAGCTTCGGCTTTTGCTTCAGCTTGTTTTGTTTTTTCTTTAATACGAATAGTGTCACGCTGAAAGCGTAGTTCTTGTTTTATTTTCCACTTAGTTTTAGGAACGTATACCTTGTTGTATTTAATGATAGTATCTTTTGACGTTATTATCTTTTCCCACATTATTGTATCGTTAACGATGTAAGGAATCGAATCTATAGTAGTAATTCTAATCGTGTCCCCTGTTTCTTCACATTTGTAGCCTTTTTTAATTGCTTTGTTTAGGTGATATTCCGCACTACAGGAATACAAAAACACGAATAAAATTACAAACCTCATAAGCCTTTTAACATTTTAATTAATCGCGGACAAGGATAAACGTCAGACTTATCAACTCTTACTGAATTATGTGTAAATAATCCGTTCTCTCCTTTTAATGCTCTTTTATTTAACGACCAAATGTCTTCGTTGTATTTTAAATTGATATCGTAAGTCTTACCTAAGTAAACTAACAATTCTCTTAAACTTTCTATTTGCTTGTCGCTATACTTATGCCATCTTTTATGGTTCTTAAATGTCTTTTCTAAAAACGTAACCTCTGAAGGGTCTACTATTCCGTTAACATAGTTATAGTATTTTCCGTCTTTTTCTACCAAGCAAGCCCAGTTAGTTAACTCTATACCTACCGAATACTTATCTAAGTTTTTATAGGGCAATCCTTGACCTTTAAACACGCTATCTTTTACACCTAAGTGCCACGCCCAATCTCTTGAACTAAAGGCTTGTGCTATCGTACCTTCGTATCCTATCACAAATGCAGTAGCAACACGTTCTTTGTTAGCTTCCCAACCTTTAATTGTGTTTACCGCGTTCTTATTACCCGCCGTGTGGTGTAGATAGATTTGTTTTTTGTCCGTGTTTTCGCTAATAAACTGCGATTCAGGTAATCTTTGTTGAACTATTTTAGTAGTATCCATTATTCTTTTATTTTGTCAGCTTCTTCTTTGGCTCTTAATACGAATGATTTAAGCGATTTAAGGATGTTTCTTCCTGTAACCGACTGATAGGATTCATTGATAGAAACAACTTCCGTAAACACGCAGAATAACGCTACAGCTTTCGTTAAGATTAAGTCTATAGCTATGAAGTGTGCTACTAAATCCGCAGCTATGTATTTTTCCACGAAAAACACGAACACAATAGCTAAAGAATAAAGAAACGTTTTACTTATTGTATGCGATAATTTACGTGACCTAAACGAAGCATATCCGTTTTTCTTTACGCTTCTCCAAATACCAAATCCCGTGTCTAAAAGTATCGCTAAAATAGCTACATAAATAAGCGGTTTAATAGGCGATATCACCGCAAGAAAAGACGAACAAATTAAAAATAACTTAGTCTTCATATTATCAAAATCCCTATGTTATATCCGTTTTGATTATCGTCTTTTAATGGCTTCATATCTGAGTCAGTATTTAAAGGGTCTACGAACTCCGGAAATATATCGTGATTAGCTTTAACTTGTTCTTTTAACCATTCTCTCAAACGTCTTTCGTAGAATGCAGCCTTCTCTTCGTAGTGTTCCATACCGAAAGCTACTTCACTTCTACTAACACTCGTAGAATAATCTCCGTTTTGTTGCTGCAAACCTTTATTTTTAAGCTGGTAAGACAAACCAAACACGGCATCTACTGCGCTATACCACGCGATACAAGGCTGTATCTTCGCTACTAATAACTCTTCGTCAGGGTTAAGCGTTTGAGCATTGTACTGTGCTAATAAATAGTTGTAAAAGTAAGTCCCTAAAATAGGTTGTATTCTTAAATCACTCTGCGTCTTTACATAAGGAGTTACGTCAGTAACATCTACGTTTGCAGTTATAGGAGTGTTCGTCTTTAAATAGGTCTCAGTTATGAAGTAAATCATTATTCTTTAATTTTAGTTTCTTCTTCGATTATATCTCCTACTATTTGATAGTTATTTAATTCAAATTCTACATTAAGACGAGAAATAAATAATAGTTCGTTAAATATCTCTTCTACTTCATTTCTTAACGGCATAATAGTGTTCTTTTCGAATATAGTGTAAGATTGCTTAATATCAGTACCCGAACCTAATTTACCGCTAACACGAATACCCATTAATATAGGGTCTATTGTGTGCGCTTGACATATCTTTTCGTCTATCCTTCCGTCGGTTTGTATAAATAATTGGTCGTTATTGTTTGTAGAAATAGTTTCTATTTTAGGAAGGTTCTCAGCACTATTAGCAAAAAACGCAACAGCTTTCCCGGCATTTGCTGCGCCCTTCATTCTATCTATAGTTTCTTTTATGATTTGCTTTTCTTCTTCGCTTTGTGGCTTCTTAGGAAACATCATAGCAAAAGACGGAAAAATAGAGTTTTGAATATTTGATTTATGTAGGTAACTCATTTCTCCATCTAAGAAAATCCAATTTGTACAACTTGAATAAGTAGGTAAAGAATAATAATCTTGTCCTAAAGAATGATATTCATATACAAATAATTGTATCTTATCATTACAAGAAGGCGAATAAGGCTTTATAGGTTCTACGTCAATACGAGAAGCCCAATCTTCACAAATATAGTAACAACTCTTTTCTCTATTTACTCTTACTTTGTCAGGAAAAATATTTTCTATTTTCTTTACTTCTCCCTTGTCACCAAAATACAACTTAAAGTAAACTCTATTATGTACAATTAATTGCTTTGTTATGGAAGGAACTAACTTATTTAACTTTGCCTTCTTTTCGAAAGTATAAACATTTAACTTTTCTTCGTTTGTTAGCTTGTCAGTTTTCAAGACATAGCCTCCACCCGTAGCAGCATTGGTTTTAAAATCTACTATTGCTCCGTGAAGTGGACTTGTAAAGTAGAGTTGCGTCAATAGCTGTGGGTAAAGGTTATCGTGACCAAAAGGGATGTACCCCGAAATTTGATATCTTCCGTTTACATAAGGCAAAGCTAAGTTTGCACCGCCTACCTTACCAAAAGGTGTGCTAAATGATTGATAACCCTCTACTACTTCGGGTTTACTTTCTTCTTTTTTAAATATATTATACCACGCCATTTAGTCGTATATTGAATTAGTTACTACTCCCGCTACTATTAATCTTCCTTCTTCTATTAAATTGTAATCGTTTACATTCGTGTTTTCGCCCACTATTATAGCTTCGTCACTTTCATAAACACTATAAGTATATTGCCCTTTTACAAAGTCTACGTCTACACCTTCCTCCAAAGTAAATAAGTTGTATCTATCCGGATAAGGCGAAGTGTCAATTCCCGCCCATAAGATAGGCTCAGTAGCTGTGTTAAATTCATTCTCAAACACGAATAAATAAAAGGGACTACTATACGTAGTTACTTCAGTTAAAGTCAACACAAATGTGTTTATTTGCCCTTTTTCTAAGTAAATCATATAACTATATTATAAGTATAATCTTGTATTTGTTTAAAACAAAAAAGCCACCCCTAAAAGAGTGGCTAATTATGGAGAGAAAACAGATTACAATAACCCCGCGATAATTGTAGGGTCAACCTCGTAAGCTAAAAACTCATTCTCAGCAGTAAGCGTCAAAGAATACTTTGAACCATCCGCACGAGTAGTACCCGAACCTTCACCTACCGCAGTAACTTGCATATAAGGGAAGTACCAAAACTTTCCGTTTGCATCGCCTACGATAACAGCTAAGTATTGTTGACCAGCACCCATCACTTTAATAGCTTTTGACTTCTCTTGGTCTCTTCTATGCAACATTAAGTTGATAGTTTGAGTAACGTAAGAAGAACCATTGATTAAGTCGATGTTTGCTTCTTCAGTATAAGAACCTACGTTTCTTCTAAATTCGATAGGAACGAATACATCTAAAGGGTCAGTTAAAGTGATACTATCTACAATCCAATTAGTCCCTGTTTCGTCAGTTGTAATGGATGCGATATTATCTTGTTGGTTTACGTACAACGTATAAATTCCTCCGGAATTATTGTCGCACGATTTTGTAATGGTTTGTAATGTAGCACAAGACATAAATATATATTTTAAAAAGTTTCAAAAAAAAGGGTGGCGATTAGTCACCACCCCTTACCTATGAAATAATGTTTATTAATCGAAACAAACGTTATAAACTACGATTTCAGATGGATTTGTATGGTAAAAACCTACTTTCAAGTTCGCTCTTGTACGGATGTACGGCTCAGCAACTGTGTCAGAAAGGTTAACAGCTTTCAATGCTTTAGCATCACCTTCAGCATCAAATGCGTAGATAAGGTTGTTTTTCAAAGTCAACACGATAGTGTTATCCGGCATACCTTCAGCAACTACCATTTGAATACCTAAGAAAGTCAATCCTAAAGGAAGAGTTACATAAGTTTGAGTGTTTCCTGAAGCAGCAGCCAATTCGTAAGCTTGAGCAACGTTAGCAGAAACATAAAATCTTAAATCTCCTTTTTTAAATTTGATTGTAGATGGAGCAGCAGCCCAAACAGCCTCAAGAGTAGCAAGTACGTTAGAAGAAGTAACTGCTCCGTCATATTGACCTACTACGTCAGCGTCAGCACAAAGCTTTTTCAAGTGACCATCACACAAAGAAAGAATAGCACTTTCAGACTCAGTGTCACCTTGCCATCTCAATAACTCAACGTCTTCGCCAATTTGCTTAGACATAGTGTCCCAATAGTAAGACATAAAAGAAGCTACTGTGAAATCTCCATTAGAACCTTTAGCCATTTGCAAAGCTAAGAAAGATTGCTCAAGGTCAAACTGACAAATTTGCGCCATAGCTGACAAAGGACATACGTCGATGTCGATAGCGTTCAATGTATCAGTCGGAGCAGAGAAACTACAAGTAGATGCTTGTAAGATGTTTCCGAAAGTTACGTTAGCTAATTTAGTTGCTGACTTGATACCCGGAAGTGTACGGAAGTTGTCCGCAGTAGTATCAGTTAAATAAGCGCGAGAGTAAAACTCTTCAGGGTTAGCACACAAAAGTGCGTTTGTTTCAACGTCTAAGTCGAATTTTAATTTACGATTCATTTTTATTGGTTTTTAAAGGTATTACGAAATGCTTTGAATTTATCGAATGCAGACATTTTAACTTCTTCGATAACTTCTTCTTCTTCTTCTTTTTCCATTATGCGCTCTTCAACTTGATTTTTCAAGTCAGCGATAATAGCAAGTAAAGAATCAACTTGTTCTGCAATTAATGGTTTAACGACAGCTAAGATAGCTTCAGCGTCAGTTGCAGGGTCAACAGCCATAGCCTCTTCTACTACTTCTTCAGTAGGCTCTTCGGTTGTTTCTTCTTTTACTTCTTCTTCTACTACGTCTTCAGCCATAGCAACCTCTTCTTTGACTTCTTCCTCAACTTGAGTTTCAGCCATTTCTTGTTCTTTAACCTCGATAACTTCTCCACCTTCTATAGTGTAGAATTTACCTTCGATTAAATGTTCTCCGTCTGGTAACTTCATTGTATTTAATTTAATTTGATTACTTAGTTTCAGACCTAAAAACCCCTCGATAGAAAAACCTATTTGTTCGTCTTTTACTAATTTCTCGTAGTAATCAACGTCAGTAACTTGAGCGGTCAACATCAAAGTACCTTTTGGTACTTCTATTCCGTAGCTTGTATAAGCCTTATCTTCTTTCGGTTTTTCAACTATCCAAGATTCAAGAATGTAAGCGGGAACAGTTCTTTCAGTTTCGTGTTCTAAGTTAAATAAGTTTCTATTGTTTAAGTCACGCATAAACTTCGTGTATATTTGCTCTATTACCTCTTCGGTAAATTGAACATAATACTCACCGCTTTCGTCGTCGCGTCTATAAATCTCCATAGGAATCATAGCGGGTGCAACGATTCGGTATTTAGTAGCGTCAGCAAAAAAGAAAGATTGTGCTTGATTAAAAGCCATTCCTTTAACTTTTATAGCCGGTGTTGAAGTGAATGCGATTTGCTCGATTCCTAAATCTTCTCCATCGGAATATTCAGGGTCGATTGTGATTTTATAGATAGGTAAATCTTTACTCATTTTGTACTATATTAAAAAGAGTATTATATTTGTTAAAAAAATTATGATAGAAATTTTAGGTAAGCAGATTCCGAATCAGTTAAACGAGTTAACTATTCAACAATTTGAAGACATTACGGAGATACATAACGATTCGTCTTTAGATATAATCGAAAAGCACATCAAAGTATTTGAACTTTTAGGAGTAAGTGAAGACGAAATGGTGGAAGCCGACATCGACTTTGAAACATTCAAGAAGTTTGTACAGGAATTTAACCAAAAGACGGACGCAAGTATAGTAAAAGAAGTAGAAATAGACGGATATACATACAAAGCCTACGAAGAAGAGTTTAAGCTATCGGTAAAAGATATGAAAGTCATCGAGAAAATAATTAACTCTAAACACAAAGGTTATTTAAGTGAACTCGTTGCCGTGTTATTTAAAAGAACTGACTTATCGAAAGTCGAACACTACGACAAAGCGCATATCAAACACAAAGCAAAGTTATTTAGAGAACAAAAAGCTGAGTTAGCAGTTCCTTATTTAGTGCATATAGGACAAAAATTCTCTAAACAAATAGAAAATGCTACTGCCGAAGTCGTGGAATGATATAGACGTTCTCCAGTTTAAAGAACTTCGTACACTAAAAGACATACCCGAACTATTTTCACGAGAAATAGAAGCCTTAGCTACGCTTACTGACTTAGCATCTGAAGACTTAGAAGACTACGACGTTGACGAAATTCAAGAATTTATGAACCAAGTCAAGTGGATAAACTCAGAACCACCGAAGAAGTATAAATCGGAAGTTGCTAAGATGCATTTTAAGGACTTTAACAAGCTAACTTTAGGGGAGTTTATAGACATAGAGTATTTCTTTAGTCAAGATTATATTGCTAACATTTCAGAGATAGCATCTATATGTTACAAAAAGACGAAGAAGAACGAATGGAAAGAAACCATTTACGAGCCTTATACTTATTCGCCTTTTGATAGGGCGTATCTATTCGACGAAATACCAATACCACATATTTACGGAATCATTCCTGAATACTTGTCTTTTAGAGATAACTTTATGAAGACATACGCTAACCTATTCGAACCGGACTTCGAAGGAGAAGAAACCGAAGAAGATATAAAAGACCTTACACCCGAAGAAAAGAAAGAAATACAAGAAGAACAAAAGATTAAGAAGTGGTCGTGGGAAAGATTACTTTATTCTATATGCAACGAAGACCTGACTAAGATAAGTCAAGCCTCCGATTTGTCGTTAATCTTTGTGTTTAATATGTTGTCTATGAAAAAGGAACTTAACCTTTAAAAGATAACGCTCCTAAGAACTCCCCACCGATAGGATTAAACGAGTAGATTATACTTCGCTTTTCTCCTAAGATAGTAGCTACTTGTAGCAAAGGATAACGTTGCGTCATCCACTCGGTGTATTGGTCGAATATCTCAGCACTTACACCGCTACTATTCATTAAGTCGGTTAACTTAGCGCAGAAATCATAAGACGCTATTACTCCGCCATTCCATAAGTTCGCTCCGTTGTTTAAGAATCCAAAGTAATACATCGCGTTAATCTGAATATTCAACTCTCCTAAAGCGGGTATTTCTGCGTTTATACGAACTGACTCGTACAAAGCACCCGTGTCAATAGCATCGTATTCACGAATCAAAGATTGTAGTAATTTTTGAATCTTTACACGCGTCTTATACTTGACGTAGAATATTCCGTTATTTGCGTACCTTGCCATTATTCAAAAGGTGGTGGTGTTGGTTTAGGTTCATAAGGAATTAAGTCAAGGTCTTTAACCCACATAAAGTCAGGATTAACACATTGCTCCATTTCTTCTACTGAGATTACCCAATTATCTTGAGCATCTTGAATAGGATTGAAATAAGAGTCAGGTGCATACCATTGACCTACTAATTCGTCTTTCTGTACCTCTGTCAATAGTCCGACATAGGTCAACTTTTGTTCTGTTGTTAAATCTGTTAGTTTCATATATTTCTAAAGTTACTCAAAATATCTTTAAATGTTTCATGAGAATAAGCTCCCTTTGCTTTGTTAGTCCATACGCAAACAAAATGAACATTACCTTCTATATATCCTAACTCATTATCAATTCTATCTAAAGAAATTAAATAAGGACTTGAAGTCATTTCTCTTTTTTCATTATATGTTTTAGGACAAAGCATATCCATATTAGTATAGGCACATTTGTAATTTTGACTTTCTAATAATTCTTGCAAATACTCTATTGAAACTTCAAATGGATATGTTCTTGATTTTGCATTTGCCTTCCATCTTCCATATAAAGCGTTATGAATATCTTTAGTTCCTCCTTTATTACAATTTCTTGGTTTTCTAACTCCTGTTGCCCATGCTTTTTTACTACCAGAGCCTTTACCAACTAATCTTTCTATCTTATTTCTATCTAATAAAAATCTTACTTTTTCGGCAGAAATTTTATATTTTTTTATTAAATCAGTTTGACTTAAACCATTAAGATAATCATTACATAAATCATCCTCATAAGAAAATCTATTTTGTTTTATAGCAGAGTAAAGTTCTGTCTTACCCAAGACAGCAATACCATGCATTTTCATAGTTCTTCTAACCCTGTCAGTTGTAGCATTCAAGTCTTTTGCAATTTCATGCGTTGTTTTTTTACCATAGTTTGATTTTATATAATCAACATCTAATGGCTTTATATTATTCCATCTTCCCATAATACAAATATACAACAATAAAATCATATTATCAAGGGATTTGGCGATTTAAAGTAGTTTGAAATGCTTGTACTGCTGTGTTTAAATTGCTTAATTCAGTATTGCTTAAACCATCTCCTATACTTGCAAATGCTACTTCTTTATTATCGTATGCTGTGCTAATTGCTGAACATATCCTAAATGTGTTTGTATTTAATCCACTTGAATTGGTATTAAAGTCTGTTTTCGTTCCTCTAATAACAACTGAGTGTTGAGTTGCTGAAATTCTATTTACTATAAAATATCCTCTTGAATCACTATTTGCTGTTGGTACTTGACCGAATGTGTTTACTCCTGAATAACAATTATTATCAAACCAACGCGTAAATATTTTACATTCTCCTGATGCATTAGCATTTCCATTTGCTACTATATAACCACCGCTTTGATTATTAGTTCGTGAATATGCAGAAAAATGTGTTGAATTTTGTGCTAAAACTCCATTAGATGCAAGTTTGGTATCAGCAAAACCATTAGTTCCGTTAAATGTAGCACCTGTTGAAGAATGCGTAACGCCTCCACTGAATACAAGTCTAAACGCTGCATCTAAGTCGCGTGGGTCTTTTAAGTTAAATTTATGAGTAGTAGCTGTACCACCAACGAACGGATAAACCGCTTTCATCTTACTCCATATAGAATACCCTTTCAAGTCAACTACTAATTGATTAATAGCACTTTGTTGTGTAGGGTCTGTTATTGCAGCCGCTGTTATGAATGCTTGTGCATCGGGGTCAACTCCTCCTCCTGATGCAGTCCTCGCTAATATTCCGTGTGTTGCTAAAAACATACTATTTCCGTATCCATACATAATTAAGCCAATACAAGTGCTACACTACCTGAAGTTAAATCTACACCGCTAAACTTTTGGTCTGCTGTAGGTGTTAAGATAGCACCCGCTTTTACCGCTGTAGCCGGTGTTCCTATGTAGCTTGTTTTAACGTCTACACCCGCGATTTTAACCGCATTGAAAACAGTATCCTCAAGTACTACGATAGCGTCTATACTACCCGTGTACTCAGTTGTGTTGTTTAGTATGAATGTTCCGTTATTCGCTACTAATTCGCCCATTAAATTTGTTGCCATTCGTCTTTTATTAAGTTGTTATATCTCCCGCTAAATACCATTCATTTGTCCCTCTTTTTATCAAGGTACACATTGAATACTGAGCAGCCGTTTTAGTTTTACCACCGCTTGAACGTATCGTTACGCCTACAGCTGGTGTTATTGTTGTTTGTCCCGTACCTAATTGACTTACTAAAATTTGAGTTCCTAAAGGAAAAGGTACACTCGCGTTTGTAGGTATAGTCAACGTGTTAGCACTTGAAACCTCCATTTCTATTAATTCGTAGGCATCGCCTAAAACCAACGTGTAAGATGTCGCTTTTTTATCGAAAACAATTTCTTGTAAAGCTACAACCCCTGAAATGTCAGGAAACGCATAAACTCTATCCGCTGTGTTTAAAGACGTTTTTAGCGTAGTGTAATAATCATTATCGTTCTTGTATTTGATATCTCCGTTAACGTCAGCAAATAAAGCCGTAGATTGCCCCGTAGCAGTAGCGTCAGCGTTTTGGTGTTTAAGGTGCAAGTGTCCCGCTCCGTTAGTTCCTTCAATGTAAATAGATTCAGCACTAAGTTTGTTAGCGTCTAAGTCTACGTCTTGAGTTGCACCCGTGTAAGGAACATAAATACCACTACCTCCGTTTATAATTTCTTGTCCCGTAATAGAATAAGTGTCGTATCCACTACCCGTATTTACACTAACTTCGAATAAATCAGTAGAAGATAAGTCAGCACCTTTAGGGTCAAGTTGTGAAATCTTTGCTCTTGCCATTAACTATATTATTTTAAATTCGTGTTTTGTTACTCACCTTCTAACGGAACTTGACAATCAGTCCAATTTGAAACGTCTACATCTAAAGTCATTAACCATCCCGCAGCATAATCTAACAAGTCGTTGTTTAAAGGAGTGAATATAGGGTCTGCAACGATATCGAAATCATAGTCATTCGAAAACCTAAAATAATTCACTAAGTCTACTAAGATTTGATTGCAATCCGAAAGTATTACGTTAATATTTGCTCGGTCTTTTTGTATAATATCAAAGCAATAAATTTCTAAACTAAAGATATTCGTGTTTTCGGTTGGTGTACTACCGACAGGAACAACATAGATAATCGGATATTTTTCGTCTTTCGTTGCAAAATTAAACAACTGCTCCTTGAAGTCACTACCTACTTTTTTAACTTGTAGGTGTGTATTGTAAAATGCTTCTATCTTATTTATTAAGGCTTGATAACTTGTCATAACTCAGCGTTCTTTTTTATTTTATCGATTTTCGTTTGTGTACTCGTAACATCGGTTTCACTTACCACCGCTTGTACTGTTATATTTTGGTTAGATTCTACGCTTGTAGGAGAACCAACTTGATTAAGTTGATTACCTTGACCGAATAGATTTACAGCGGGTGTAGCTTGTGCCGTAGCTGTTGCCGTTGGAACAGAACCACCACCACCCGAAGGGATAGAACCACCTCCACCACCTATAAACTTAGAAATAGTTGACGCAGCGATAGAAGCTATAGAAGTAGCTGCGCGTATTTTAGCAGCAGCTGAAGCACTTGAGGCTAATGCAGCACCACCATCAGGAAGAAGTTTCCAAGTAGGATTAGACCAATACCCGGATATTTCTCGTTGTGTGTTTACTATTATCTCACCAATAGCTAATGCTTTATCAACTAAAAACAATGCGTTTGCTATTTTCTTATTTTCTCCAGCTAATTCCGTTAATCCTGAAATCAAACCTCTCGCAAATCCTAACCTCGCATCGAATAAACCTTTTTCAGATTCTATTAACGCGTCGTTATATTCTTTTAGCTTTTCAGTTTTTTCTTTTTGAGATTGTATCTCTGATAAAAACCCGGCTTTTTCTCTTTTTCTTCTGTCTTCCGTGATTACATTTAACGCATCTGCTAATTCAGTAGCTTGTTTTAATTGTTCGTCTTTTGCTTTCTTTTGAATTTTAGCGTCTTCTTCGGCTTGAATATCCTCGTATAATTTAATTATTTTTTTTCTTTCTTCAGCTTTTAATTTCTCGTTTGTCTTTGTGTCGTTTATTAAACGTTGATACTTAACTTGATTTTCTTGTAGTTCTCTTTCGGTAGCGTCTTTTATAAGGCTTAATTCTAAGTCTCTAATTAAACGTGCTGCATCTATACGCGCTCTTTGATATTCTTTATACTTTTCTGCTCCTTCTTTTATTATGTTATTTAAATTAGTTTGAGCTTCAATTATTTTAGTGTCATATTCTACTATTGCAGATTCAGAGGATTTAAACCACGTTTTAGCTCCTTTAGTTATATTATCTAATCTTTCCTTACTCATTTTAGCTTCGTCTAATTGCTGTTGTGCCATTATACGTTTTAACTCTTGAGCTGAATTACCTTGTGATTCTAATAATGCAATCTCTGCTTTTTGCCTATTTTCAATAGCTACTTCTAATTGTTTTTGACGTTCAAACTCTAACATCATATCGTCCATTTTTTCTTGCCTTAATTTAGCAAGTTTTTCTTGACGTGCCTCTTCATTTTTAGCAGCTTCTTCACCAGCGTGGTCAGTTAATCCTAACCAATCGGTCATATCTTTAAAGGCTTGAATAGCTGCATTTACAGGAATCATTAATATTTCAAACGCTTTCTTTAAAATGCCTATTTTATTTAAAAATAAAACTATACCCGCAACGATAGCCGTAATAACAGTAACAAGTAAAAAGATAGGGTTAGTTAATAACATAACTCCAAACCTTACAAACGTTTGTCCTAACGTTGTAACAGTACTTATCAATCCTTTAAATGCACCTGAAATATCCTTACCACTAATTCCCGCCATAGCAGTTTGAAATACCTTAGCCTTTTGAGCAGCACCTTCGAAATCTAAAGACATTAAGTCTTGTTTAATCATTCCGAAAGCATTTGACGCAGCTTCAAATCTTGAACCACTGTTAAAGATTGCTACTTGTTCGTTTGCGTCTTTTAATTGGTCTGCTAATTCACCCGCTCTTTGTGCGAGTTTGGTCATTTGTTCAGGGTCAGTCGCGTTTGCTATTTGACCTTTTAAATCACGCAACTCTTTTTTGATTGCGCCTATACCCGTTATTTTTAAAGGAATTTCTACTTGATTCATAAACTATATTAAATTAAGGGTAGACACGTATTTCTAAAGTATTGTAATCTAATAAACCATCGGTTAACGTATTCGTGAAATCAAGTGTCCGTATTTCGATAGTGTTTGCAGAAGTCCAAAAGATTCTTAAATAAGTGTCTACTTGACTATTTGAAACCATTAAGTAAACTTTTCCCTGAGTAGGAAAAGCACCCGTTAACGTAGCTTCATATCTACCTATGGCAGCACGAGTGAAAACTAAATCGCCTAAATCATTTTCAAGTATGTTTAACGTAGGGTCGTTAGTTCCTGTTTGACTAATTAAAGCTATGTACTTTGAATAGATAGGTAAAGCTGTTGTTACGCTTTGCCCGTTGATAGTTTCTATTTGTAGGTTTTTTGTTATTATTCCGTCTTCCGATAAGGCTTGTCCGTTACCCTCTATTACGGCTTTTACGTTTTGGTTTATTACGTTACCTCTTCCTTTTACATCTGCGTTTCCTAAGATTACGTTACTTTGTTGTGTTCGTGTTCTTACAACGCTTTCACTACTTACCGCAACTATCGTGTCTTGAAATGGCGTTCCGTTACCGGTCTGAAATGGCACTAACTCTATTTCACTATCAACGCTTATTAATTCGACTTTTGTTAACGATGTACTATTTGCGTCGTAGTCAATAACCTTGTTAATATTCCACCAAGAATTATCTATTCTTATTTTGTCGTTTAGCCTTAATGATTGAATATCCAACTCATTCAAATCAAAGTAAGCTGTAAGCATTTTACCGACGTTGATTTGATTTATCGTTCTTCTCCAGTATAAGTTATATAGATTGTTATTTGTTAGCGTAGAAGGCTCGTAATAGTAATAGTCACACGTTCCGAAGTTGATGTCGTAAGTCGGTAATAATGGGTTATCGAAATGCCCGACAGCCGGATAAGTAGTTATGCCTGTAGTGCCTATATTTAAAGAAGGCGTGTTCGGAAACTCGATATCAAATATATCGTAAGGTAAACAATTAAACACCCCTCCATCTAATAAAACACGAATGTTAATCTTCGGTGCTGCTCCCGCAATATTCGGGACATACGCATCGAAAATAGTTCTTACTATGGGTGTAGGACTAAACACCAACTCTTTAACGTCGGTATCTCTTACATACTCATTATCGAAGGTGTATTCTATTTGTCCGTATATCTCGTTTGTAATATCCGTAAATATCGTGTTAGGACTATCCTTATCAGCTTTGTAAGTAAGTCGTAATTTCTTAGAAGTAACTTCAGGTAAAAATTGTAGGTTTTGTTCTCGGTCTTTTGCTAACTTATTAGTCCAATCTTTGTTAGCTCCATTATCATAGTAATTATCTCTATGTTCTAAGATTAGATTATTAGGTTGGTCTTCGTCTATTTCTACGTATAAGTTGTACATCTGAAAGATAGACTTAACGAAATCGCTTTGTTTAATCTTTGATGGGACGAATGAGTTAACAGCTACAACCGCATTATAAGACACTACATTTGCACTCGGTAGAATCTCAAGTTTTAAAGTCGTAAGGTCAACTTGTGGATTTACTTGAACGTTTGTGCCTCCACCCGGTGCGCCTCCACTTTGCCACCTTTTAACACCAG